TCCTGAACTTCATCAGCAATTTCACCCATAATTGAAGCAAGCTTATTGAGATCTTCAGCAATCTCAAGCGACTCAACTAAAACACCATCTTCAGAAGCGATCTTGGTAAGAGCAGCGCCCATACGTTCGCCAGTCTGATAAATATCAGAAGCTAAGAGAGCTAAATTCTCGTTTTCGAGTTCTTCAGCTACCTTGAAGAGTTCTTCGCCAACGGTAGTTAAGATAGAGGCTTGATCGACTACCTGTATTACGGCAGCGATCTTTTCCATCTGAGCTTCCTCAGCAGTTTTTTCTAACTGAATATCCTCAGTTAGTTGTTCGATTTGAAGCTTAGACATATTAATGTCTCCTTTAAAAAGTTGTTAAAAAAGTTACGGTTTAGAGAGAAGCTTTCTTGATTGTTGTATTTTTAAATTTGTATACTGCGTACCCTGTAATGCACCCATACCACCCAAGAAATCCTTAGCAAAATTATCACTATTATTTCGCATTGGACCGTCATTTTGCATTTCTCTTAATTTGCCAACAGTATTAATATCAACTCCACCAAACATATCAAATTGACGAATAAGTTGTGGAGCTACCATTGGGTCCATAGCTAAATCAGGGCTATGTCTTGCAACTACATCAAAATAATCTCTAGCATTTGGAATTTGACGAATATCTTCATTATTTTTTTGAATAGTTTGGAATGATTCATTTAACTTACGAGTTTGCATCATTTTTGAGACTAAACCACCAGCACCTTTAGCGGCAGCAGCACCCATTCCAATCATTCCCATAGCTTTAGCATAAGGTAAAGCATCTTTAAAAATTTCACCAACACTGGAAGCTTCTTTATTAAGAGTAGGATCAATATTAACATTACCAATCATAGGAGCGTTTTCCTTAGCAACTTTTTTTGATCCTTCTTTATAAGAACCAATAACACCTAATGGAATTAAACCTGCTCTAACAGGATGCTTTACAACTACTCCACCTACTTTAGCACTACCAATTAAAGCAGCACCACCTACTTTACCAACTTCATTTAAAACAGCAGAACTTAATGAAGCTCGTTTTTCAATAAGATAACTTTTAATCAATCTAGCTTCTTCAGCATTCTTTTCAAAGATTTCAATATTTTCTAAAGGCATAAAAGATGATCTTAATTGTGCAATTTTAGTCATTGCATAACTAATATCTTCATCACACTTATCAATAGCTTGATTTAATAAATCATTTTCTGAAGCTACTTTTTCTAAAGATTCATTTAACGAATCAAGTCCATAAGCATTATCTTTAAAATAATCAACTTTTTCAAACTCTAAAGAAGCTTTCTTTTCAACAATTCCTTCAGACTGTAAAATAGATTTTACTTTTTGATAATCTGCGATATCAAATGTTTGCTCTCCAGTAGATGCAAATTTTGTTAAATAGCAAGTTTTATTACATTCTTCCACTAATCTTTTCGTTTCCTCAATATTCAAAGAAAGATCAGAAGCAACTTTTGCAATAGAGCTATTCATATCAGCCCCATTTGCAATGTATTTGTCTGTTATCTTTTGCGCTTGAAGTTCAATATTCATCAGGGAATCCTTGCGTATCTATATTCTCCCAAAAAAATGAAGGCGTGTCAATCACCTTTCCATGATTTAGTATCTGGTTCATCTTCAGCAGCATTATATCTAGTAGATGGAATTTGTTTAGTTCTAATTAAATATGGCAGAAAACAATAAAGACTAGAATGAAATGCATCATCTGGCTGAGTATGAATATATTTCATTTGACGTAAAGTATCTGAATATTCAGCATTAATATTTAAATAGTCTTTACCAAATTCTTCAAATTCATTCCAGATAAAGGGTTCAACAAATTGATTCTTAATTTTATTAAACAATTCTGTCATTACTTCAGTTCTATTGGTAACATATGTATTTGCATTTTCATCATATGCAATAAATTTTTTAATAATACTATGTCTGAAAGTGACATAAGTAACATTGCTAGGCATCATTTTTCGCATTCTAGGATTCATATCCCAACCGAATCCCCAATCTGCTCCTACTACTTCAACTTGATATTCTAATAATTTTTTTGCAATAAGTTCAGAAACAACTTCTGGTTCAGCTTCTTTACCAACATATCTTTTACAATAAACAATTTTAAATTTATTTACTGAAGAGTCAAAATATCCTATAGTTAAAATAGTATATCCAGTTTTTCCACCACCCCAATCTATTCCTCCATAATATTCATAACCTTTATATTTTTCAGGTGGAATTTCCCATATATGTCGATCAATACTACAAGCAGCTATTAACTGATCTCTTGTTAAAGGTTTAGAGCCATTATCATAAGATTCTCCAAAAACTTCATTCATTAAAATACCAGTATCAAGATTCTTCATTTTCCAAAATAAATCTTTCCAATCAATTAAAGATTTATGAAGAATAATATAAGGCATTCTAAAACCAAAAAAATCTGGTTCATTTCTTCCCATTACCCAACAACCTAAAAGAGTATCTAATTCTTTTTGGCATTTAATACACCATATACCAGGTTTATTTAAAATAACTAAATCTACAGATAATCTATTATAATAACCACATCCCATACATTTTATATGCCATTCATTTTGAGAGGTAATACCCCACATAGTTTGAATATTATTATCCATAGTCTTTGGTGTTCCGGTATATCTAAATTGCGAGTCTAATTTTTTCTGAGAACAAGCTTCAATAATTTGAATTGATTCTTGAAGAAGATCTTGAACCTCATCAAAAGAAGTATCATTACTTGTTAATCCACGGGCACTATCAGCATCATGGTACGCAGACCTAAAATATAAAGTTGAAAGGTTTTTTAAGCGTTTTTCTTCAACTCTAAAACCTTTAACCCCTGGATAAAAATTCTTTTTTAATATTGGAGAAGTTTCAAATACTTCATCTATTTTTTTACGACTAAAGACACCAACTTGCTTAAGCGTTGGGGCTACATATATAAAACTTTTATTAGTATATAAACATGCTTTTGATAAAATAATGCCTGAAACAGTAGTAGATTTTTCTACCTGTCTAGCAGTTAACATTAATGTACGTTTAGTACTATTATTAATAATAGGATAAATATATGGTCTATATGTAAACCTCCAGGGGTCGCCATCCAAACGCATAGTTTTTTGAATAAAATCTGTGTAAGAACCTGTAAAATTTATATCTTTAGACACATCATCCTCATCACAAAAATTTCATCACAAACACTGTATCACAGTATATTCTAAAAATTATACCTTCGCAAAATTAAACCTCTTTTTGTTATAACTATAATGTAGAGATCTTTTCATTTCTACGGCGGAAATCCCCTTCTCCTCCTCAATTCCCCCATAACGGGGTCTTTTTAAAAAGGAGCCATCTATGGCTTCTACCAAAATTAAACTGTCAGAAAAGGGATTTGGCGAACCCGGAAAAGGTTGCGCTACTATTCTGGCAGACGCTAACGGCCAACCACTCACTATGAAGTTGGTCGCCTTACCAAATGGAATGACAGGAGGACAAGTTCTCTTGATTCCGCTTAAATCAATTGTCTCTCGATATATGAGAACATTTGTGAACACTTCAGAAGAAGTATTTGAAATAAAAGTTGAACATAAACAAAATGTTGGGACTGTTACAGTTCGACATTTTGAATGTGAAGAATTAAATTTTGATACTTATCAGGCAGGTATCGTAGTTGAAAGTGCGAGAGTTAGAATTCTTTCATCTCACGGAATGCCTAACTCTGATAAAGCTAAAGAAATTTTGAATGGATTTCTATTCAAGGCTTTTGAAGCTGCGATAGATAGAGCATTCACTCCAAATCCTGATCGAATGTTCTATGGTAAGCTTGCGATGGATGGGGGATTCACCAAGCTTGAGTATTTCGAGAAGAATAAAACAATAGAAGCATAAGAATATGATACAATAAAAGGGGGCAATAATCTGCCCCCTTTTTTTCTTAGGTATAATATGGGTGAAACTAAAGAATCAGCAGACTTCATAAAATTCCAGCAAGCGAAATATGGGAGATCTTTATATATCGAAAAACAGTTCAATCCTTTGAAAGTAGGTGAACCTGATATCATTTCGATATATAAGGGTATGCCTTGTTTTATGGAGAGCAAAAAAGTTAATGAACTGTCACTTAAAAATATTCATCCATTTGCAGATATTCAAATTCGTAATTTAAGAATTAAAAAACAAGCTGGAGCAGTAGCTATTGGTTTATTAATTTTAAATCAAAATGAAATTAGATTTTTAGAACTAGAAGATTTAAAAAATTACATAACAAAAGAAGATTGGCTAAAAGCGGAGGTATTCGATTGGGAAATCTTAAGGTGTCGCTGGATAGCAAAAATCCAAGGGAATTTTTAATCACTACAGATAAAGATATTTCTTTTTTAGGTGCTACTACTAAACAAAAATATTGTTCATATAATATGGAAATTTCTCCGTGGAATCTAATTGATCTATTTTCCAATAAAGCTAAATATGGATTAGAAATTGACTATGATCCTTTAATTGAACCAATAGTCCAAAGACTTAGGGATGAGGTTCAAGTATATAAAGATGCAAAAAAATATAAAATAATGCCAGAAGAAGAACTTGAAGCTATATGGGATGCTGAAGGATTTGAAGCTTTATTTCCTAAGCTTCAAGCAGACCAATTTCAGAAGCGCGTAATTTTATGGTCATTAGCCGTTAAAAGGGGCGGCTGTTATCTTGAACAGGGTTTAGGTAAAACTATTGTAGGAATAATTCTACTAGGTAAACTTATGGCAGATAGATTAATTGAGAAACCTTTAATTGTTGCGCCTGTTTCATTATTATCTGACACAGCATGGTTCAAGGATCTTGCCAGCTTCTCAGAATTTGAACCTATCAATTTAAGAGATCCCGAAGATTTCTATAATCCTACAGGTCATATTAATTTTATTAATCCAGATAAATTTCAGCATTGGTGTTTCAAGAAAACTAAAGATGCAGAACACTCCTATAATAAAGATAACTATTTTGAAATGAGAAGATTTGACGCAGTATTCTTTGATGAATCTTCCGTATTAAAAACTCATTCATCATATAGAACTCGTGCTTTTATTGAGTTATCTAAATATTTTAAATATATATTTATGGCAAGTGGAACTCCTGCTCCAAATAAAATCTTTCAAATTTGGGGACAAATGAGAGCATTAGGTTCTGTGCTTGGAGACAATTATTCTCCATTTGAAATGCGCTATGGAGTTAAAAGAAAAGTAGGACCAACAGAATTGTGGTTTCCGTCTGCAAATGCTGAAATGGAAATCAGAAAAAGAATTGATCTAGTAACTTATTGGGTTAAGCGTGATAGCGTAATGACACTTCCTAAACGATTCTTTGTCGATAGGGAAATTACGCTTCATGATGATCATTTTAAATTATATGAAAAAGTTGAAAAAGATTATATAGCAGCAGTAGTTGGATTAGATAATATTGGCGATGAAGCTGCTGGAGAAATTGCTGTAGAACATGAAGTAACTTTACGATTAAAATTACTTCAAATTATTGATGGATTTACAGACATTGAAGATAACGAAGGAAAGAAAACTCGTATCAGTCTCCCCTGGAATGCTAAACTAGAGCAACTCGATTCTGACATTGAGGAATATTTAGCTAATCCAAATCAAAATATTATTATTTGGTGTCGATTTAGATTTGAAGTTGAAACTATCTTTAAACGGTATAAAGACAAATATACATGCACCTATATATATGGTGGTATGGGAGACAAGAAAAGAGAAGCTAATCTAAAGCTTTGGTTCACTCCTGAATGTCGAATAATTATTGGAATTGCTAAAGCAGCAAAATTTGGTCATACTTGGCTCAAAGCTACTCATATGATTTATTATTCAGGCACAGAAGATTATGAGGATTATGCTCAATCTCATGATCGAAACTATAGGCGTGGTCAAACAAAAGAAGTTACAGAAATTCGTTATATTGCACGAAGAACTGTAGAACGTAAAGTATGGTATGCAATTCAAACTAGAAAGAAATTAGATAAATTTCTTAAAGATTATTACAGAGGAATGAAACATGAGCAAGACGGAGTATCCACTTGATAAAATACCGCATTTTAAAGATGCTCGATTAGCTTCTTATTTATCTGATGGTAAACGTCCAGGGAAACGTCTTGGTGCGGTATTACATAAGGCTAATAAAAAATTAGCTTTTGGTTGCAACTCTCTCACTAAATCTCATACTTTACAGAATCAAAGTTTAAAACCTTATCTTCATGCAGAGATAAGTGTTCTTTTGAAACGTAGACATTATGAAGATTTAGATACTTGTAGCATTACAGTTTATAGAGAAACTTCTGATGGACGGCCTGCTTTGGCTAGACCATGTTTACAATGTCAAAAAATACTTCGATTATTTGGAATTAAGAAAATATATTTTTCTATGTCTTGTGCGCCTTTTTTCAGTATCTTAAAATTATGATTTGACATTTCTAGAAAGTGTGATACAATAAAGGTTACGTTACGGAGCTGTATGTCTGAGCAAGCAGAAAGTCTTTCCGAGTTTCAACAGTTTGTTGAATCGGTTAAAGCAAAGATCCCTATTGATTGGCTTTATACCAAACTTACTGGAAATGAATTCTCTAAGATTGACTCTAGACCTAGAGCAAAATGTTCTTGGCGAATCGACAATACACCGAGTTTAACTTTCGTTCCAGATAAAAATATTCTTTGGGATTTTACAGATAAGTCTGAAAATTCTGATAAAAATGGTAAGCCATATAATGTCATTGATATTTTAAGAAAATGTGGCAGGGCAGTTAATTACGGTCATGCGGTTCAAATGGCTTGCGAATTAGCTGGAGTAGAAATTCCTGCTAAGTTTCAAAAAAATAAAAAAGAGTTAAATAATATTCCCATTAATATGGGGAATAAAATTATAGAAGTTTGGAATGCTTGTCAAGTCAATATGGATTTTTTTATTAAAAATCCTAATAGACGACCAATAGCAATGACAAAATTCTTTGAAGATAGAAATGTTCCTTTTGAAGAAGATTTTTTAAAAGCAGTTAATGTTGGGATACTACCTAAATATGACGTAGTTTTTGAAATTCTCAAAGGACAAGGAATATTAAGAAAAGGAAAAGAAGATAAAGAACTAAATATTTATAGAGAAGAGTTAGGTGATGATGCTCTTGTATTTCCTCTATATAATTTAGATGGTGGACTTTGTGGATTCAGATTTAGACAGCTAAGTGCAAAGAACTTTGCTGAATGGATCCCGGTAAATAGTCCATGTTTCTATAATGCTCAAAGATTTATCAATCGTCCACGATCTAAAAGATTAATGATCGTAGAAGGTGAAATGAATTTAATAGCATTTGCTAGAGCAATATGGAATGAAACTCAAGATAAACAAAAGTTAGAAGATGCTTTAGCTATTATCTATAGTACAGGCTCTAAAACAAATAGCGTAAAAATTTTTAAAGAAGAATTAGATCAAGTTTTCTATATTCAAGATTATGATCTAAGCGATCAGAACGAAAGAATAGATCCAAAGAATCATCCGATTCTTAATACTTGCGCCAGGATTGCTAAAGAATTAGAAGCTAATGATTTGATTGTTGCCGATTGGGGTAAACTTCCATATGTCCAACAAAAATTTGACATTGAAGCTTATCTTAAACATCATAACTATAAATTATCTTCTATAGCAGAAATTCCTAGAATTAGTTTACCTAGATATGCAGTAAACTGTATTAAAGCATTTGTTAATACTATTCAGGATGAAGATAATAAACGCGATGCTCATATTAAATTGTCATTTGCATTAGCAGAAAAACTTCAATTTTCTCAAAGAAAAATATTTGAGGAAATTGTAAAGAAAGAATTTAATCTTTCGGACGAATCCGTAGAAGCTATTTCTGCTATTGATAGAAATATTGACTGTAAAGGTTATTCTATTGATGAGTCTGGAAGAATTATTTTAACTTCAATAAATGATGATAATATTATCGTAAAACCTCAGACCAATTTCTATTTAAGAATTGCAGATGAAATTACTTATTTTGGAAACAATGGTTTGATTGATAAAAAATTTTATAATGTAGAAATTGTTATTAATAATAGTTTAATTAAAAATAATGAAATACCTGCTAATGATATGGTTGATAATAAAAAATTAATGGAATTTACCGCTACTACCGCAAGTTTAACTGATCTTATTTATTATGAACCTTCAATGCGGGAAAAGGGTTTTTGGGTAATTAAAAGTTTAATGTCAACTATTCCCGCTAGAACTAAAACACATATTTTTCCATCTATCGGTAGGCCATGTGAAAATTTTTGTATAGGATATTTTAAAACAGATCATTTCTGTTTGTATCCTAAAGTTTCAATCATTAATGGAGAAATTGTGGAAAATAAAAACTTTGAAGTTAAAGTTTCAAACACATCAATTGAACAAAGTCCTTATGGATTTTTAATTCTTGATGATGATCAGTTTCGACAAGCCGGAATGTTGTTTTGGAATCATTTAAGAAAGGTTCATGAAACTACATTAATTGATAGCTTAATTGGTGTTGTTTTTGATTCATGTGCTAGAGAACTCCAGGGGGTAGGAATTGTTCAAAACAATCATGGATTCCCTATTTATTTAGCTGGACAATCTGGATCATACAAAACAACTGCGGCTATTGCAGCTATGTCATTAGTTGGTGATTTTAAAAATCAAAATAATTTATTAGCATGGAATGGAACAGCCATTTCACTTGAGCATCAACTTATTAAAATCGGAGTTGGAACTGGCACCCTGGATGATTTAAAAGTTGAAGAAATGAATAATAAAGAATTTATTAATTTATTCCATAGTATATATGGTAGTCTCAGTAGAACTAGAATGGACCCAACATCTACTAGAATGCGTGGTGGAAATAAATTACAATGTTCTTTAATTGTAACTTCAGAAGGACAAGCAACAGATATTCCAGAATCTATTGCTGCTAGAATGCTTGTTTTAAGAATTGTTAAATGTACTCATGCTATTGGTAAAGAACGTAAAATTCATTTAAATAAAATGAATGAATTCATTGATGATTCTGGTTCTCGTAATTTTGATTTAATGCGAGGACTTATGCCAAGACTTATTGCTTGGGCGCAAAAACGAGGAATAGAATCTTATGCTACTTCAATTTTAAAATGGAAAACTAAATTTGAAGGAAGTATTGGAGAAGAAGCTAATAATGGTGAGCGTCCTTCAGACATGATTGCTCGTATCATATCTGCTTTTGAACAAGTTGTTGAATTCTGTAAAGAACAAGGATTTTGTTCAGAGCAAGAGGGAAATGAAGCATTCCAAGCTTTAGTTATATTTTGGCAACAAAAAATAAAAGAACAAATTGCCCGTATTCAAAAACAATCATCAACCTATAAGGTTATTGATTTACTTTGCCAAATTATTCAATCAGAAGCAATTGGAATAAGAATTTATAATGGACAACGCTGGCTTGAACCAAAACGTAATTTTGGAGGATTTCCTCTTAGGGATATTACTTATCCAGATGGTAGCCGTAAGCTACAAGTAGCTTCGCCTCATGGTGTTCTTAAAGTTATGAATGCATTGACTACTGGAACAATTATTCTTGATAAGTTTACTCAAGATTTAAAAGAATCTGGCATTATTGAAACTAATCCCGATGGAACAAATAAATCTTATCCAATTCCTGATGACAGTGGACATATTAATGAGAAGAAATTAACTCAGAGTATATTCATTGATTACGATATATTAATGCAAACATATGCGAGGATTAAAAGTGATTAAGCACGTTGGAATAACAAATTTTGGTCCATTTGAAATTCTTAAAATTGATGTTTCAAAATTTAATCTTTTCTTTGGAAAAAGCTTACAGGGTAAAACTTCAATTTTAGATGCTATTAAGTGGGCTGTTATTGGTGGGAATGAAGATTTTTACATTCGTAATGGAGCCAGCACAGCAGAAGTAATTTTATATTCTGATAATGGTTCTCGTATTGAACGACGATTGACTAGAGGCGGAACTAGTAAATTATTCATTTATGATAAAATGGATGTTCCTGTTGCTAGTCCTCAAAAAGTTTTAAATAATTTATTTTGTCCATTTTTATTTGGCCCTACTGATTTGTTAAAGATGAAAGATAAAGATTTAAATGCATTTATTTCTGATGCAATTAGCAAGCGATTAACTCTTTCGCCTGAACAAATTAAAGCATATCATTTAGATGGAATAGATCTAGGTGATGATCCTGTGTCTGCAATTAAAGCTCATTATGATGTTTTGTTTAGTGAGCGAACAGGAGTAAATAGATTTATTAAATCTACATCAAGTCAATCCTCTGCTATTATGCCTAATGTAACTAAAGAAGAAATAATCGCATTAGAACAAGTGGTTAATGGATTGAAGGCAAAAATTGATGAAGTTAAATCTCAAAATGCTAAAGTAGAAATTGCTAAGAAAAATTTAGCAATTAAGACAACCACTGAAGCTAATATTGAAGTTCTAGAAAAACAAATTAGTGAGATTGAGAAAGATCTTATTAACAATGTTGGTTATGAAGAAGAACTTGTAGAATTAAAAAAGAATTTAAAAAAGAATCAAGACGATCTTGTTCGTGGCAAAGAACATTATCGTCTATTAAAAGAAGCATTAACTAAAATTGAAAGCTCTGAAGTTAAATGTCCATTACATGAATCAGTAATTTGTACTACTAGCATGGTGGATAATGTAACTAAAATGAAAACTTCTTTAAAAGAAATTGAAGTTAATGGAAAAACTACATTAGCTATAGTTCAAGAACAAGAAATAAAAGTAAAAGATTTAGAAAGAAAAGCTCAAGCTACAAAAGATTTAAAAAATAAAAAGCTTGAACTTGATCGGTCTAAAAGTTTATTAACTCAATTAGAAATTATTGACATTGAGCCTATTGATTTATTAAAATTAGAGACTGATCTTTCATCTGAAAATGATAGATTAGCGAAAATGAAGGTTAGTTTTGAAATGTCTAAAATGAGTGGTTTAAAAGAAATGCAAATTAGACAAGAAGAATTAAATCTTCAACTCTCTGAATTAGATAAGTTAATCAAAGAAATTATTCCAAATATGTTGACTCTTAATGTTAAAAATGTCACTCTATCTAAGGATGGCATTTATTTCCAGGGGTTGCCTTTATCTAGGCATGGAGATAGCTTAAAGTTAAGGATCTGCACAGCTATTTTAAAGGATTTATTCCCAACCTCTAACTTATTCTGTCTTGATAGGATTGAATGTATTGATCAAGAAGAGTTAGCGAAATATATTACTTTCTACGCGAAAGAGACTAAAAACATACAATATTTTGGAACGTTTGTTGGAGTCCCTAATTTTGTCGCTCCGCAAGGAGCAAAGTTTTTTAAAATCGAAAAGTTTCAGGTTGTCTAATGGAAAAGAGTGCTGAATTCCAAATTAAAGTTTTTAAGCAAGACGGGAAGCTGTTTATGCGGCTTCCCGGTGGTGAAGAAATTCCTTATGATTTCAGATTTGGTGAGCTTGATAAAGATATTTATAGAGAAGGAGCTTATCGGATCTTTCCCGTGGAGGGTTAATGAAAGATAAAGAACCAGTAATCTGGGTTACAATAGAAGATACGATAAAAAAAGTTATGAAACCATTCGGCTTATTTCATGGTTTTGTTTCAAGCATGACGCTAATAATCTTATTGGTAAGTTTGAGCGTTTTAGGATTCCTAACTTATCGCAATATGCAACTATCACAAGCAACAGCAAATCGGTTAGAACTAACAAATAAATATTATGTTCTGCAAAATCAAACTTCAATTCTATTAAAAGTAATAGATGAGAACCTAAGAGAAAGCGACAAAGCTAAAAAAGGTTCCGCACCAATGGAATTGAAAGTACAAACTGCAAAGATAATGTATGATATGGCTCAATTAAAACAAATTCCTTTACATATACTTTGTGGCATTGCAGAAACAGAAAGTGGTTGGAATACTCATGCAATAAGTAGTACTGGTTGCGTAGGATTAATGCAAATTACTCCAATGTATGCTAGAGTTTATCTAAGAGAAAAAGGTATTAATTATAAATCTGATATTTGGTTTGATCCGATTGTCAATATCATATGTGGGATATCAATGTTAAACGATGCACAAACAGAGCATCTAGAAAAGGGCCGCGCACAAAATGGTGATTGGCAAGTAGCACTTCATAGTTATTTTTGGGGATCATCTAATACAATTCAACTTTTCGGAAAATCTGATCAAAGAGTTAATGTTCCAAATATGGCATATTCAATGAGAGTTGTTGAAGCTAGTAAGAAATATAAAGATTTAGGACTATGAGATTTTTAATAAATGATCCAATCTTAATTTTTCAAAATGAGCATGAAATATCAGCTAGATTTTTAGAGCAAAATGGATTTATGATAGCTGTAAATCTAGAAATTGGTAAAGTTTTTCTTGATAATAGAACATGCAGAATTGAACTTGATTATCAAGAAAAACTTATTAGTTATCTTACTCAACATAAAAAAGATAATTTATATTTTGAAGATTTATATTTTAATATTGTTCCAGCAGGTTTTAAGGGATGATAGCAGCTTTAAAAACTAAACGTTATGTTAATGAAACTAAATTAAGAATTGAGTATAATATTCCTTCTTACATCCTTGATGTTAAAACAGAAACCGAATTAGCTGAAATGATTTTAAAAATTCCCGAAAATCCTTGGGCATTTTATGATAAAGAAATTGGATTTACAATTAATCTTTGTGAAAGATTAGCTGATAAATTTCAGATTTCAAATGAATATGAAGCAGCTAAAGCTTATCTCCAATATTCAATTGATAAAGTTGCAGAACAAGGTCATACATATGCAAAAGAATGGCAAGTTTTACATATTCTTAAAAATAAAGGATTGAGTGATTATTATATTCAAAAAGCTATAGATTTTCTATCTAAAACTAATGTATTATTTATAAGTGATAAAAAGAATTATTTTCTTAGCAAATATTTTAATGCAGAACAAAATTTCGCCTATCTGCTTAAAGAGCATGATAAGCGTAATGGATATGCTACTGGATTCTATAAAGATTATTCTTTTTTATATGATGAATTAAACACAACCCAGCAGCAAGTGGTTGATGCTATTGAATATAATTCCTTGATTATTTTTACGGGATTGCCAGGGACAGGAAAAACTACTACTGTTAGGGCGATAGTTGACTCTTATGGTAGTAGAAATATTAGGTTATTTGCTCCCACAGGAAAAGCCGCTTCTCGAATGACAGAGTTATGTGGCATACAAGCATCTACACTACATTCCTTTTTTCTTAATCCATTCGGTGAGATTTTAGAAAATACTATTATTATCATTGATGAATTATCAATGTGTGATGTTGAAATTGCGGGACAATTACAAAGATTAATTGGTAATGGATGTGTTCTTTTATTGATCGGAGATCCTGATCAATTGCCTTCGGTTGGTCCAGGGGAAGTTCTACAAGATGTCATTGACAGCGGGATAGGAATACGGTATCATTTAAATCAAGTCATGAGAACTAAACCTGGTTCTATATTAAATTCAGCTATCTCAATTCATAATAATTGTAATGTGATTTGTGGACCTGATAAAGAAGTTATAACCTATTATCCCAATACCTGGGATTTAGAAAAAATAACTTCACGATTATTAATACATCCAGAATGGAGAGATGCTGCAATTTTATGTTGCTTAAAAGAAAAAGGATCGAAAATAATAAATGATTGTGCTAAGAAAATTTTTCATCCAAATTCTTCAAGTAATTTTAATGTTGGAGATAAAGTTATACACACTAAAAACAATCGCGACCTTGGCGTATTCAATGGCGAACAGGGGAGTGTTTTGAAAATCAATGAAAGAATAATGTTAGTCGAATTCAAAGATAAAATTATTGAATATCCACGACAGTTTTTTTGGCAACTTGAATTAGCGCATTGTATTACTGTGCACAAATCGCAAGGCTCAGAGTATGATAAAGTAATATTTTTTATGCAACCAAGCCAAATAACAAATAAGAATTTAATTTATACCGCTGTTACGCGCACTAAATCAAAACTTCTAATACTTGCGCCATCTGAAAAATCACTTTTAGATGGAATTCAAACTAAACAAAAACCAAGACAAACATCGTTAAAATGGTTATTACAAAAGAGAATAAAATAACTTTTGAATATCATGGTATTCAACATTATAGATTTCCAAATTATTGGCATAGCACTAAAAAAGAATTTTTAGATAATCAAAAAAGAGATGATCTAAAAGAACAATTTGCAGCAGAAAACAATATTCAATTAATTATCATCCATTATACGCAAGAGAATAATTTGGAAGTATTTATAAATAAAATCTCGTAAAAGGAGAATTAATGGCGTTAAAGTTGTCGCAACCTTCAATTCAAGGGAGAGTTGCTGTCGGAGAGAAATCTGAAAAAGGTTATCCAAAGAAATTAGACTATTTTGTTTTTACTAAACCATTTGATGAAAAAACAAAATCTGCGCCAAAAGATGCGAAGATGCTTGCAATTATGAAAGAAAAATATAAGACAGATCAGCCAAAAGAAATTCATGTAATTTTAGTTGACCATCATCCTGAAGAAGTTTTCTTTACCGCTTATATGAACTACCCTGGATCTAGCTGTAACTGTAAGGGTGATGGTGAAAAAGGTGTTCGGACTGGATCTGATGGAACTAAAGTTGATGTTGTTTGTAACTATGACGAATGTAAATTTCGCTGGTTAAAGAAAGATAAGGGAATGCTTAATACTTGCAAACCCACAGGCGTTCTTACGTTCCTCATTCCTGAAGCTCCTAGAGCTGGTGGACTTTGGAAATTTACAACTCATTCAAAAATGAGTATTGGTAAAATCAATGAAGCTTTATGGAATATTTATAATTTTAGAAAAACATTATTTGGCCTTAAAGTTATACTTAAAGTTAAAATGGTACAAATATCATTAAATGGACAAACGCAGAATGTTCCAACTGTTGAAGTAGAAGTTCCATTTAGTTTAGACGAAATTGCAGAAGGGGCTGGAACAAAAGTAGGTACTTTATTAGATGCTCAAACAAAACATATTCAAATGGGAACTTTACCTAATAAAGAAAAGCTTCAAGAGCTTTCAATGGAAGCAGAAAAATTAGGAAACCCAAATACTACTAGTGAAAAAGTATTAGATGTTCAAATTGTAGATAATTCTACTATATCAGAATCGGTCGTTTCAAGCGAACAAGAACCTGAATTTGACTTTTAATTCTTTCCACTAGGAGATTTATGGTATTCGCAAAAAATGATATAGGTTTCGTTTTCGGGAATACCCGTTTTCTAAAGTGTAAAGTCTCTCTACGTAAAAATGCTAATTGGCCTTTTAATCTAAAAGATATAAGTCTATCTAAATTGATAAACCCATCTTTTACAAAGTGTAAAGATCAAATAGTTTGTTTTTGTGATGGTATAGAAACGGACCCTAAAATAGAAGTTCTCTGTCCTGAAACTTTTGATCAAGAAGAGATTGAAATTCCAGGGGAGCATGAACCTTTAAAATTAGATAATGAATTTGAAAATAAAAATGCACTTACTATAAGTGATATCAAAGAA